CGTACCAGGTCTGGGATTCCCTGACATTGAATAGACCGGACTTTGTATCCATTGTGGAGAGGCCTTCTGATACCGCCCAGGAGGTGTTTGTCAGGCCGTCATCTGTCACACCTCCCTCGGGATCTAAGGAATCTACAGTTTGCCTGTCATATATACCCTTATCGGCCTTATCTCTTAATTCCTGGTAGGTCATCCACATGTCGTGGGTGATGCGGGGCAGGCGTTGGGTTTCGGTGCCTGAGGACGGCACGATAATCCGGAGGCCACGCTCTGGGATAACGGTGGGTTCGGAATAGATCTCCTTCTTTGTGAATGTAAGGACCTTCTTACCGGACCTGAACTGTTCAATAGCCTTATCTATCTCACGAAGGTCATCTTTGTCCTCAATATCCATCTCCTCACGCTGTGCTAGGACCTGGCGTAATTCCTCTTTCTTTAGGGTCTTTAAGAGTTTCAGGTCCTCAATAGAGAAGTTATCCTCGATGTTTATCTTCCGGTTTATGGTCTTTGAGAAGAATTTCTCTATGATCTTAAATACCGAGTGACCGTTCTCCAGGAAGTAGTCGACAAATAGCGTAACTTTCTTGGCCCAGCCGAAGTCCCGTTTCTTGACAAGATTGTTTAGTGCCTGCTCAATTTTATTGGCACTCATCTTCGTTTCAGGAGTCTTTACTTCTCCGTCATCTAAGGTCACAACGATCTGTTTTTTCATCAAGGTCGCGACAGACACGAACATGGATTTAAGCTTCACGATAAATTTGTCTGTGATGGGGATGGGTACTTCAGAGGCACCAGGATATGGGCGGTTTGTGCGGCGCTTTAAGCCAAGCCTTGCGTTATAGGCTACGACTTGTTTATCTTTCCAGACCTGGCGGTCTTGGTCGTCCTGCCTTACTTTTTGGGCAAGTTTCCTGATGAAAGCGTATCTAGGGGAGTCGTGAGGAGAGAGCTTCTGTGTTTTCTCCTGAGGGTCAATTTCAGTAGGCATCTACCATCTCCTTAAAATTTTGCCCCGACGGAGCCTACTTTCACTCTTACCCTGGATTGAGTATCCGTCGGAGCTTTCCTGCTCAGCCAGGGCGAATGGCTTTGTACTGCTTTGGTGCCTTGAAGTTCAGCTTGGGAGCTTACTTATCCAGGGTAGGGGTCGTGAGCAAAGTAGGCAAAGGCACGAGTAGCCCCCGTTTTTGTTTTAAGACTGCATCTACTGCTCCTAGAGATGCGAGAGAGACGGTGGTAAGAAACTTAGTGGACATACTTGTGTCCATTCATATCCTGCTCGATACTTCTTATGTAGGAGATGTGAGAGTGGATTATTCGCTTAAGGAATACTTTATCGATCATGAGAGTGACTGAGGTTCCTTTTTGTCTGTCGACTAATTCAATTATACTACAGGCTGTATCCACCTCCTGACGGTAATCATCAAAGAAGGGGTCTTGCATGTGAGAGCCTATGATATCAGAATGTTTCTTATTCAGAGCTGATCCCCCCAGTCGCCATATTCCTCGCCGGACCTGACTTCATCAAAGTGAACAACTGAGCGATAGTTTTCCTGTTGCTTGACTTCCTTTAAAGAGTGGGTGTAGCGGAGGCCTTCTACCGCAAGGACCCATGAGTCAGCACGGTCTGGGGAGGAGCCGATAAGAGGCTTTATCTCTTCTTTAGATGAGATGTAGATTCTGGCGTTATCCTTTTTATACTTCGTGGCATTAAGCTGCTTCATTAGGGTGTAATCGTCATCTACCTGGACAAGACCCGCTTTCATTTGCACACTGGCCTTGTGATAGACCTCATCACGGCGGTTAAAATAAGTGGGATCTTTTGACTTCTCAGAGGATTTAAACTTGATTACTTTCACACCTCGATCGTTCCGAGCCAAGAGTTGCACTACGAGATCGGCTACCGAGTTACCAATGGAGTCGGAGATAAAAACCTGGGCCTTATACTTTGTGATGAGGAGGATTGCTTCCGCGGCAAGCTGAGGGTCGGTGGAGGTCTGGATGAATTTACGCTCAACGATCTGGCCATTATTACAAACGTAGAAGACCGCCTCGTCTTCTCCCTCACCGGCCGGGTCCAGTGAGACGACTATTCTGTCAGGTGATAACATGGGCTCATTCTGGACCGACTTCTTTAAGTCCTGAAACTCGAATAAAATTCCTTCCTCACTTCCTTCATAGTTAATGTCCAGTTCTTGAGCGATCTCAACTTGGTCATGGTTACGTCTCTTACATTCGTTCTGGTACCAGGCATCATCCTTGTCGGGATGGAGTCTCCAGTGGAGAGATTTAATGTCAATGATGCCGGAATGTCTTAATTTCGCGAACTGGTTATTGAAGCCGTGAGGTGTGGAAACAACTATCCGGCAGTTTGTGGAGTCAGCTGAGGCACGCCAAGCTGACGAATCACATTCCCAGAATGCGAACTCATCAAAGAAGATGGCGCGTCTCCTGCCGCCTCTTGAGAAGTTATTGTTTGTGGCCTCGCCGGTTATCGTGGACTTCGTGGCGGGATTAAGAAGCCTCATGTAGTTTGAGTGACTCTTCCAATCAAAAGTGTCCGGCAGCATCCATTTGGGAAGATTGTGGAGTAGGAATCTTACTTTCTCAAGGAGTGTATCCATATTTCCCATGACGTCAATATACTGTTCTTTGCGGCTTCCGACTAGAAAGTCCTGACCTTCTCCGCCGAAGAGCCAGTACCATGTGAATACCGCAAGCACACACCATGTCACTCCCATGTCGCGGGACTTATCAATTAAGATATCCTTCTGGTCTCTAATGTGCTCCCAGATGGATGTGATGAGAGTGTCTTCATAGTCATAAGTGATGAACGGAATGACAGAAGGTGTGACACGAGGATTGTAGGTAACCGAATACTGATTCACCCAGTAGAGCACATCGTTCTTACACATCTGGATCTGGACTTTCCTCAGATCCCACTTCTTTTCCGCGGCCAGAAGAAGGCTAAGCCGGTCCTTAGTGTTCTGGTACAGATCTTTCGAATAGAACTTCCCTCCGTAGGTCGTGTCAACGGCAGGTTCGGGTCGTTCCGGTTCGGGCGGCAGAGGAATGGGCACCGCGTGCTTGGGGTGGGCCTGGTTCCATTCTTCCAGGTTTTTTAGATGCGCTGCTTCGGGGTCTAGTCTCTTACTAGAATGCGGCGCGATGTACAAGAGGGGTTTTGGTTCATCCGGCAATTTGATTCATCCAGCTTCTCGCCTAGTCCGACAATTTGTGCAGCTCATTCCCGGCAATTTGATTCATATCGTCCACATGCTCTGCACAGAAAAAAATATAAAAATTGGGAGGGAGTCTCACAAAATTATATAAAAATTGGGAGAGGCTCTATTCCAATTATCCCCCCGCCCTCATTTCAGGGGGGTGGGGTACCCCTTCCGGCCAAGAAATTTCTACCAGGTCCAGATGTTCTATTAACATGGTGATGCTATAAGTATTGGTAACTTATGCTTAGTAGTACTAATACTTGATTAAGTCAATGTCCTATAATCCAGATTGTGTCAAGTATTCTACGAGAGCGTGTTAATGGACCAATTATTATTACGCGATACTCAGTTCAACAGTTAGATCAGACTAGCCGAGTAACTTCCTGGTGAATTCCCACAATTGAGACTGGTTCTCAACGCCGGTGACTATAACTTGAGTGTTATTGATAACTGTTGATTGAGATTGAGTAGCAGATTCGCCTTCTAACTCTGCGCGCTGAGCGTTCAGTATCTCGACTAAATCATGAGATGTACGAGGAGAAATAGTTTTAAGTCCTCTTAACTCGCATTGTTTCATTCTTCTAAATCTTCTTACCTTTTCCATTTCTTTATCAATTGCTATTAAAGCATGATTGGACTTAATGATTTGTGAAACGCGTACTTCTGATATCCCGAATTCTATGGCTATGTCCTTCAAGCGCAAACCTTCCTTATAGCGGTCGATTAAGGCTTTGTTGCGGTCTGAAGTACTGGTAAAGATCCTGGAAGAGCCGTTTAAAGGACGTTTAAAGACTTCTAAAGTGGGATCTAAAGCGTCTGTGACTGTGCTATCTACAGGTATTGAATCTCTCGAAAGGGGGTTTTGGGACGGGACCTCAGAAGCCGGCGCGGATTCTATGTCCATGCTGGCAGTATATCAAATTGAGTTAAACGGTGGCAAGTGGGAAATGTTAGGTGATAGACAATTTTCAGGTGCGTAGCAGATTTCTCTTGACAATGCGGAGTATGCGGAGTATGCTACACATAGGTTGGTAAATTAGTTCTTTCAAATGAAGTCAAAGCTTGGACTGCCGGAGAACACGGCGACTGGCGATAATAAGGGAGATAACATGGAAACTAAAACGTATACAGTCTATAAGTTTGACGAGTTATCGGAAGAGACCAAAAGAAAGGCCATTGATAGATTCATTGAACATAACGACCTTAGCTATACTTGGGACCAAACTCAAGAAGACGCTAAAGAAGTGGGAATTAAACTTCATGGAACACATCACGGCACTATGACTGGTGAGTTTATCACTAGCGCAGAGGATTGCATCAAGTTAATCCTTGCAAATCATGGGCCTAAATGTGAGACGTATAAGACGGCAAAGAAATACAAGATGGAATTGTATGCTCTTAGGGCAGTCAAACATGAAGATGCAAGGGAAGAGAAGAAACAAGAGTTATTGCGTTCCATATGCGAAGACTATCGCATTATGCAAGAGAAAGATGAAGAATATCAAAACTCTGATGAATGTGTCATTGAGACGATCAAATCCAATGACTACTCATTTACGGAGGATGGGAAGATTGATTAAATCCCCTGATGAGGCCGCGAGACTCGGCCGAAACGCTGAAAAGCGTAGGGATAATCAAGTCAAACGGCAAGGGGTTGGCTGTGGGGATAAACAAGGGAGGCAATATGAAACCAATGACGGAAACACAGTGTTTGGACAAGGCAGTTCAACTGCTGGAAATGTTTATAAAGTGTGGTACATCGAACGAGGTATTGCCGATGAGGGAAGTCTCTAGAATTGCCCAAGAGTTCATAAACAAGGACTACTGCGAACAATAGGGGGGATAAAATGAGCGAGGTATTAGGCAGGAAGATCGTAGCACCGAAGAAATGCGCGCATTGCGAAGAGACAGAGCTTCATTATTCGGCACTTTGCAAAGACTGGTATCACGAATTGAAGGATGGTGGGAGGCATTGGCAGAAGGCTTAATCAGAGGCAAGGCCGGAAGGCCTCAAGGCAAGCATGGATTGGCTTGAGTGGCAAGGATTGGAAACGTAAATCAACAAGGAAGCGAGAGCCATGAAAACGAATGAAGCTAAGATGTTGTCGGTGTTGTTTGAAGCTGGAGTACCTTTCCCGCAAGGTGGCCCAAGCGAGATGGACAAGCTGATTAAGGAGCTATTGACGCTTAGACGGCTTGCAATTAAGCATCATAGGCTATCAGAAATGAAGTGTAACGGAGAAGGCTATATCAGAGGCCAGCGTTACTATGGCGGGCAGATAAATGACTGGGCAAGGCGGGAATATGGGCATGGGGTCAAGTCAGCTT